GGACGGATAATCTCTTAACAATAAAGTTACTTTAGCATTTCCTGTAAGGATTTTAAAGTCTGGAATAAATCTATTTATTTTCATTAAAAACTGACCATCCCCTTCTACATCTAAATCAAAGTCACCTGATTCAATGTAAGCTGGTATTGCTGTTTTAACACCTAATATATCTACATCATTAACTCCAACTTCATGTTCATAATAGATAGATGCACCATTTAAATTAGTTACACCATTAATAACTGGAAACGTTGGAACCATGGTTGAATTGTATTTAGTTGCATAAGGTCTATCATAAACATCAGCATCTGCATAAGATGTTCTATCAAGAGACATTGTTGTCCAAGTATTTTCTAAATAATTATAAACTACCGATCGGTCTACTTGAGTAGAACCATCTTTTGGATAGAACCAAATAACTTCATTATATAAATTATTATGAGAACCATAGATAATATCAGAAGCTCCATAGTTAATTCCTAAATTATCTCCACCCGTTGTAAATACAAAGTCTTCAACAAGAGATGGCAATTGTTTAACGGTACCATCGTAGACAAAGAAACCTCCTCCAAATCCCATCCAGAAAACTGCACCTTGTGCATAAACAATTGAATTTTGACTAATGCAACCACAATTTGTTCCAACTTGTCTAACAGAAAATACAAAGGGAGGTCCTACAAACTGAATAACATAAGCTGCGGCATTGGTTAAAACAAAGATATAATCTTTACCTTGTACAGCGCCGACAATAAAATTACCGGTATCCAGTCTAAAGGTTCCTGCGGTATTTGTTGCAGTTGGAGCATAAGTATTAAAGTCTTCTTGATTTGAAAATCTTATAAACATTGGATCTTGAGTTGAAGGTGTTCCAATGGTTGTTTCTGTTCCAAGTAAAAATAAATGACGATCTCGGTCAGATACAATACTCATAGTAGAAGCCGTTGGTGCACCTGAAATAACTGTTGCTCTATTTGCAAGCGGTGTTGATACACCTGGATTCCATGAAAATGTTTTACCACCTCGAATGGTTGCAACTAAAATTTGTCCAAAGTTATCAAGAGACCATAGTCCTGGTGATAAAGATAATTGTCCTGAAGTTGTAGCAGATCCCCAGCCAATTCCTCCAACAAAAGAACCCCAGACGCCTGTTCCCCAGCCGTAGCCGATTGTTTGAAATGCAGGACCAATTGTTACATAAGGAGTTGTAGTAATGGTTGAACCACCTCCAGCCATACCGGTACCTGCTTCAGTAACAGGCATTGTAACTGTAAAAGTATTTACTGTTGGTGTTGAAATTACTTCAAAAGTGTTAGTTGTAAAATTAGCATTTGTAAAGGTTGTAACACCACCTCCTGCAAGTGATGGAGATGTAAATCTAATATAATCTCCAACAAATAAACCATGTGCATTTTTTGTAACAGTCACCGTTGCAGATCCTGTTGTTGATGCAAGGGTGCAAGATGTTAAAGCTGTTCCAAGGGGTGTGATATCATAAAATGCACCTTCATAATAAATGAATAAACATTTATTAGTGCCAACTGCTGCATAACGATTTCCATCAATTGCAGTCCATGTTAAAATTTCTCTAGCAGCGCCTGCTAATCTATCAGCTGTCGTTTGCTGCCAGCCACCAATTTTCTCAGGATAGCCATAGCGAAAGCGTACAAAATCTCCATCAATCCATTGGCCTTCTGCAGCCGTTGATGTGTCTTGTTTATTGAATCCTGCTTTTAATGGTATCTTCTTTAGTGGCATATGTTTATTTTACCACCTTTCTTTAAAAATGCTAGGTGTATTAACTATTTAGGGTACTTTGCTTTTATACTTGCTATTCTTGTTTTCCAAGCATCCAAACCTTCATGATAAATTTCATCTAATTGATCTTGCCAAGAACCATATTCTTTAACTCTATTTTCAATAGTTTTAATTTCTTGTTCTACTTGTGGGATTATAGCTAGTATCTGTTCCTTTGGTATTGGTGGTGTGCCATTGTGCCATTCTATTGTATTAATATCATCTTCACTTAAACTTACTTGTGCTTTTGGATTAAGTTTTAATATTGCTTTTATAATCATGCTGAAATCTCCATAGCTGTAATCATTGAATCTGCGCCACCAGCTTCATTTATTGCAAATTCCCCTGATGCTGATGTTTTAAATTGTAGTTTATAAGTTGTTGCAGAAGTTGTAGCTGGAGAATCAAGAAATGTACCACTTACACTACCTATATTATTGTATATAGCAGTATTAGTAAATGTTGCTTGAGAAGCAAGTTCAGCAATTGAAGTTGAAGAACGAAGTAATGAAATTGCACCAAAAGCACCAGAATTAGAATCTGTTTTTTGACAATCATTTGCATTTACAAATATTAAAACTTTATTAGATGCAGAACTTGGGGTAATAGTTACAGAAGCACCAGAAACATCTGCGAAAGATGATGACGTTGTTACTTTTCTGCCTGAAAAAACAGTTTGAACAACCTGCAACACAGAACCTGCTGGTAAACCTAAATCTGATATTTTTGTGATTGGCATATTTTTATCCTTAACACATTAATGAACATGGTACAATAAATGAACCATCTTCGTAAGTTTGAATTACAGTATTAGATAATACCTTAGCAAAGGTACTTGCTCTTATAATATCATCAGCTTGAACTTTAGCAGTACCATCTCCATTAGATTGTAGTAAGTCGCCTTTAGATACAGTTTGTCCAGCTTTAATTCGCACAACATAAGAACCAACTGAAGCAACATAGAAATCATTATTAATTAAATCATCATTATCCCAAGCACTAAATACACCATAAACATTTTTAGCTTCAACTGTGTCAGATATTTTAGACATCACGTGTTTTACGTCTTTTTGTTTTACGATAGTTGCTTGTACTTGCTCTATAATGTCATTATCATCTTCATCTTTTTTGCCAGTATTCCAGTTATATGTAATTACATCACCTTCTTGTTCATTAGCTTTTAATGCGTAAGGTTTCTTTTCAGTTACAGTTTTAACTACATCATTTCCATCTGCATCTTTTTCTATATAAGATGTTTCAAATTCTGCATGATACCAGTCAATCATCTGGTCTAAGGATTCCATAACTGTTCCTCTTAATACATCTGGTTTTGATTCATCTATAAATCTTGACCAGTGAGAGCCAGTAAATCCATTATAAGATACTGTTGCACCTGATACTGATATGTTTCCTTCTTCTACATCAGCGTGTTGAAATCTTACTAATTGTCCATCAGTTCCTAATCTATTTAAAAGAAGTAAAATATCAGAAGTTCTAGTAAATATTCCAGTACCAGTAGCAGTTAATTCACAACCTGTTACACCAGCATTTGATGCAGTTTTGGCAACCAACACATTACCACTAGAGTCTATTCTCATGCGTTCTGCTGGAGAACCATTACCAGTAGCAGTAGTTTTAAATGTAAGAAAGTTTTCAGAGTTTGTATTAAAAGAATTTAGAGCAAAAATTCCTGCACCAAAAGCTCCATTAGTAAAAGTAGATGCAATTAACTGAGTTTCAACAGGAGTTGCTGTTGTACCATTAGAAGAACGGGGAATAACAATAGTTGCAGTTGAAGAACCAACAATACCCAAAGTTCCTAAAGGAGCAGTCGTACCAATCCCCACATTCCCACTACTATCTATCCTCATAGCTTCTGTTCCACCTTCAGTAAATGCTATTGTATCTGCTGTTGGTGAAAAAATTCCTGTATTAGTATCCCCTGTAAATGTGATTGAAGGAGTTCCTGCTGCACCTAGTGCATGAGTTACTGTTAAATTTGTTGCTAATTGTGAAGTACCAACCGAACCATTCGTCGGCGTTCCAATATCAAATACATTTCCTAAAATTAAAATAAAATCTATTACATCACTTGCAGTTAGTGCTGAGGCGAATGTAATCTGGGAGCCGGATACTGTGAATGCGGAAACTGGAGCTTGGACAACACCATTTAAGGATACGATACAATTGTTTGCGGAACCTGGAATAAC